CACTTAGTTAATTAGTTAACTAAATGATAAGCTGGTCTGCATGTTACTTAACCTGATGCTAAGTGCAGCTTAACTAAGCGGACCGCAGCTTAGTGCTAAGTTGACACTGTGCGCAGATCCAGGCGCATGCCACCACCACTATACATACATGCGTCTGTCCTTACACTTGTCTACGTATACGTAGCTACACGTTCATGCCCCCCTAGCCCCCATGCCAAATCCCAAAGTGGGGGTGTAACAGTGGCTCGTGGAGTGGTGGGCACCTTGGTCGCTACGCCAATCACTCCGTTGCCAGCACTTGCGCTCTATTTGGCTATATATAGTAGTGTAGGGGCCTGTATTGTTAGGTGTGCGTCGTTGTATTGGTGCTGTTTGGCTCTAGGTGGTGGTTTCGAGTTGTGCTCCCGTCATCGTAGTGCCATGGTATGGTTCCTCTAGTCATGTGGAGCGTGCAATGGCTACTTATGGTCTCGGTGCAGTGCCCGGTCGCGTGCCGTTCACTGGTTATACTAACACGATGGGTGCTGGTGCTGCTAACGCTGAGGCTACATCTGGTTATGTAGCGTTCAATGGCGTGCAGCAGGGTGATGATCGCATCGCTAAGATGTTGCGCAATGGTGGTGCCACTGCTGGTGTGACGCAGTTGCTGTATATGTTGCTTGGTGCTGCTGCTGGTGGCACTGCTGCTAAGACTAAGAAGCAAGTGCAGGGTGTAGTTGGTGGATTTGGTGGTGCAGCACCGATCGAGACGATAAATTTAGTAAATCGTGCAACCACGCCTGCTGATCTCGTTGCGTTCCAAGCGTTACTCAATCGTAGCGTGTTCCCAGCGTCGTATCCTGCCGATGTTAGTGGCAATGGCGGTGGTGGTAAGCAACAAGTCGGTGTGAGTGGAGCTTATTGAGATGGCGCGTGGTCCACGTGCTAACTTTGATCAAGAAGTTGGTCAAAGTGTGAAGTCACCCATCCCGCGTAGCAATCCACGTGCAAATCCGCCCAAGCGCAACGTTGCTCAAGCTGAAGCTGCTGATGAAGCTGCGGATCGTAAGGCAGGTATTGCTGAAGGCAGTCCGCGTGACTTAGCACTCGATAAACAGCGTGGTTTGCCACCTGATCCGCGTGCTGGTGGTGGTAGCCCAGGTGGTACGCATGATGCGCACCATATTGCTCAAGCTGCTGGTATTGCTCATGCAATTCTAGGCAAGGGGAGTGCATACTGATGGCTACTGCTCCACGCATGAATGTTAGTGTGCGAACTGTGCCACAGGGTAGCAGTGCACCGCCTAGTAGTGCACCACCTCCTGCTGCTGCGCGTGGTTACGATCCGAATATGGTTAGCACTGAGGATACCAGTGATCAGTTGTCACCGACTTCGTTGGTGCTCAACTATCTAAAGTCGAAAGGTGTTCAGCCTACTGCTGCTAACATCAAGGCTGCTATCAACGCGAATGCACTCAATCCTGGGCAGTTCGGTCCGTTCCAGATCAGTGATCCAAGTCCAGGTGGCACGCAGTTGCGCAATGCTGGTGTTGAGGACAGCAATCCTGCTCGTGCGATCACACGTGCACTTCAACCTACACGTTGGGACTTGACTGAACCTGATGCACGTTGGGATGTGCCACAACATCCGCCTGGGCTTAGTGATAACAGACCAATCATTGGTAGTAAGACGATGCCTGGTCCTGGTCCTGGCACTGATATGGAGTTGCCTAAGGTTCCGTTGCCAACGTTACCACCTGATGAGGGTGCACTTGTGAGGCCGGGTGGTCCATCTGAGATGCCACCACCTACACGTGCTAACGCAGTTGCTCTACCTGAACCATCCATCAATCCGATGGAGACTGCAATGCAACGTGCAATTGGTGGTCCTCCACAAGTGCCACAGTTGCCTGCACCTCCTGAAGTTCCACGTTTGCCTGCACCTGCTCCGCAGTTAGCATTGCCTGCACCTGATGTGCCTGTGCGTCCACAGATTGCACCTGTTCCTGAAGTGCCTGCATTGCCTGCGCCAACTCCTGGGTTGGGTGGCTTTGATAACGCACCGCAAGGTGAACCGGGTGGTCGTGTGCGTGTTGGCAATGTGACACCGAAGGCTGCTCCTGGTAAGCCAGTGCAAGGTTATCCAATTGAGCAGACGCCATTCAGTCGTGGTGTTGGTGGTGCTGCAACTGGTGCTGCTGCGGGTGCTGCTGGTAAGGGACCGATACCAGGACTTAGGGGTGTGCCTGGTGCTGTAGCAGGTGGTGTTGCTGGTGCAGCAGGTCCACTCATTGATGCATATGGACCAAGTGTGAAGGAGATCGTGCCTTACATCATGCGCAACTTGCATCTGAGGTAACTTATGAGTCTACCTACTCCCAATGCGCCGCTTCAACTTGCAGATGGCCGCATGGTGTATCCTGGTGGTGACATACGCGATCCTCGCGTGGTTGGTGATGCACCACGGATGCTAGATGTGCCATCGCATGGTGAGGCGCAGAAGTTGATCATGCAGGTGCGTAGGAAGGTCAGTGATCTGCCTGATGTGCCACGTGCAATGAACACCATTGGTGTTGTGCTCACCTATACGCTGTATGGGCTAGATGATGTGGAGATCGGTGTCGCTACGGGACTCAGCATTGAACAGATTGGTCGCATCAAGGTCGGTGATCCTTATTCACAGATGTATGATGCTGTCGTGCGTGCAGTGTTGGACACGGAGACAGCCGTTGTTAGAGACTTGTTTCAGAAGAGTGCGCGCAATGCTGCACAGGTCGTGGTTCGTGCGATGGAAGAAGGAACTAGAGCAGATCGCGTCGCAGCCGCACGAGATATTCTTGATCGTGCTGGTCATCGTCCTAGTGATGTTGTTGAGCACCGCCATCGTATGGATGGCGGTCTGGTTATTGAAATAGTGCGTAAGGACACGAGTGGGACGTTCCCAGTTGTAGACATGGAGGTTGAGTGATGGCGTTCGTTGCTGGTCCTAGCTTGGTGCTTGGTGTTGGTGTTGCGGTTGCGTTACCCGTTGCAATGGACGTAAGCGGGAACAGTTCACCGTTTACACTATATTCGCACATGCGCGTTCCAGGTGGCACCACTTACACGTTCGACAGCGGTGCTGTGTTGGTTATTCCTGCGACAACTGACAGTGTGGTCGCTATTCCACCCGGCGCGCGCACAATTACTGCAACTGCTGCATCCACTTGCCAACTGGGCCAATCCATTTGAGCACCAAGCGATACAAGATAACCGAGGGTGGAATGCATGATCAGTTCCATCTGTCTAAGGCCAAGGTGCAATTCATTGGTGGTGGGTTTGGCAATGGCAAGACTGCCGCCACGTGTGTGAAGGCGCTCAAGCTATGCAAGGACTATCCTGGCTGCAATGGATTGATTGCAAGGTCCACTTATCCAAAGCTCAACGACACAATCCGCAGAGAGTTTCTGCAATGGTGTCCATCGCATTGGATCAAGCGTATGCCGAGCCGCGACGAGAACACACTCTTGTTGAAGAATGGCTCGACAGTGAACTTCCGTTACGTAGCGCAGAAGGGCAAGGAGACCGAAGAGAGTAAGTCCAACTTGTTGAGTGCAACATATGATTGGATCATCGTTGATCAGATGGAGGACCCTGAGTTCTCACACAAGGACTTCATGGACCTCATGGGTCGTCTTCGTGGTAACACTGAGTATATTGGAGATGATCCAAGTATGCCTCGTGTTGGTCCTCGTTGGTTTATGGCTACGCTGAACCCGACACGCAACTGGTGCTATCGTGAGATCATCAAGCCACTGCATGACTTCAAGCGTGGCATTGTTAGTGAGAAGCTGCTGTGTGAAGTGGATGCACTTGGCAAGCCACTGATGTTCGATGGTAAGCCTAAGCCGCTGATCGAGTTGTTCGAGGGTAGCACTTATGAGAACGTGGAGAACGTAGGTGAAGACTACATCCGAGGAATGCTTTCGACCTACACCGGCAGCATGCGAGACCGATTTGTATTCGGTAGGTGGGGAGCGCTTAGTGGTCTCATCTATCCACAGTTCGATGAAACGCTCCATATCGTGGCACATGAAGACGTATCGACACATCTGCGGCAACTGCGGATGTCCGGTTTTCAGCCTGAGTTCATTGAAGGATACGACCACGGACTGTCTCGCCACAGTTGTTACGGACTATTTTACACGGACGACGACGCAAATGTGTTTCTGCTCGATGGTTTCAGGATTGCGGAGCTTACCATCGCAAGCGCGGCGAAGTATATACACCGAATACGTGCTGAGCATTGCGAGGATGATGAACTCGGACATCCAATCTATGCAGACCCCGACGTGTTCCGACGCAAGCCAGGAAGCAAGCAAGTAGTTGGTGAGACTGTCGCTGCTATGTTTGCAGATGAGGGTTTGCGGATGCAACGTGGCAACAATGACATCAATGCTGGCATCAGCAAGAATTGGCAATACCTGACGCCGTTGCCGTTGCATGAGCACCCATTCACAGGCATGCGACATGCGCCACACTTCTATGTTGGTGATCGGTGCCAGTGGTTCGTTGATGAAATCACTGAGTATTACTTCCAGCGTGATGGTAGTGATGAGACCACAGACAAGCCAGTGGATCGCAACGATCATGCCATGGACATGTGGAAGTATGCAATGAGCAATAGGCCACGACTGGCTAAGTATGTTGGTAAGCCTAACCAACCACCTGCTTACTTAGCATGGCATGAGATTGAGCGTCAACAGGAGCGTGGTCCGAAAGCGAGGCACAAGTGATAGGTTTGTTGATCAACATACTGATCCTGATCCTGATCTTCGGTGTCGTGTGGTGGATCATCACACTGATCCCGTTGCCGTATCCGTTTGCACTCATTGCACAGGTGGTGATGGCACTGATCCTGTTGCTGATCCTGATCAGTATGCTGACTGGTGTGTTCCCACTGCATAATGGGTTCATTGTTCGATGACAGGCAACTTCGATGACGTGATCCGCAGTGTGCTTGGTTTGCAGAAGCCTGTGGGTAGTGGCTCGTTGTTCGATCCGTCGTCATCGCAGAATGCTCCTGGCTTGCTTGTGCCTGGGAACATCAACATCCATCAGCGTCCTGTTGTGCGCAATCGTGATGGTAGCATCTCCACTGTGCGCAGTGCATCATTCGAGGATGACGATGGACGCAACGTGTTGATCCCAACTGTGATCGAAGGTCGTGGTGTCGTGCCGATGCAACAAGCAGTTGAGCACTACAGGCAGACAGGTCAACACTTGGGCATGTTCGATAAGCCAGAGAATGCTGATGCGTATGCACAGTCGTTGCATGAGCAACAAGCTGGGGAATATCAATGAGCGGTTCGTATCAGGATGATCCACAGCTTAACATGGATACGCAAGTTGATCCACTTGAGCAGTCGCTTAACCAGTCTGAGGTTGGTCTACCACCACCTGTTGAGGAAGCTGCTGTCTACAAGGCAATGCCTGACAGTCGCATTCCTGTGTCGAGCAAACGCGGTGGCATTTGGCGTTCGCGTCGTGACACTGCGAAGAAGCAGATGGGTGATCTGATTGATGCATGGGATGAGGCCATTCGCTACTACAACCATGATCAAGCTGATCACCGTGATGGCACTGATCTGCGTGCGAGTGGCAACAGGTATGTGGCACGTCGTCTCAACGACTTGCACAGTAGCACTGAGAACATCGTGTTCTCTAACATACAGGCGCAGATACCTGAGTTGTATGCTAAGAACCCAATCGTTGAGGTCAGTGCTCAGCCTACTGAGAATGTAGATGCCACTGTGCAGAATGATGCATTCGCACGTGCCATCAATCGGTTGGTTGATGCACTGTTCAGGATGAAGTATGCGCCAGGCATCAACATCAAGCCCAAGGCTAAGCGCAATGTGCTGATTGCACTGTTGACGAACAGAGCGTGGTTCGAGGTTGGTTACACGACCAAGGACAAGGGCAGTGAGCAGGGCATGACTGATCTCATGAACCTGTCGCAGCAATTGGCTGCTGCTAAGGATGATGAAGAGATCAGGGAGGTTGAAGCTAAGCTGATTGCACTTGAGGAGAAGGTTGAGTTCCTACAACCAAGTGGTCCATACTGTAGGGTCAGGATGCCACATCAAGTGCTGATTGATCCTGATCACTGCGACCCATACTTGAGTGACGCCAATTGGGTCATGATCGAGGACATGCTACCAACGCAGTATATCAATGCGATCTATGGGCAAGAGGATGAGGAGAGTGAAGAGGTCAAGTCGATCTTCGAGCCAACACATGTGCTGAACAGTGGCAGTGATGGCGGTGATGACGATGACTTCACCTTGTTCAGCAAGGGTGAGAATTCATACAATGCGTATGGGTTCGACAGCAAGGAGGGTTATGAGAAGGCGTGTCGCACACGTGTGTGGTATGTATGGGACAAGGTAACGCGCAGGTTGGAGATGTATGCAGACAACGACTGGAAGTGGCCCATTTGGGTATGGGACGATCCGTATCAGTTGCAAGGCTTCTATCCACTGACGCCGCTGTGGTTCCATGACAATCCAGTTGCTACGTATGCTAAGGGCGAAGTTAGTTACTACTTGGATCAGCAGGACCAGATCAACGAGATCAATGACGAGAAGCGTCGTGCACTGCTGTGGGTCAGGCGCAACATCTTCTACAATCCTGATGCTGGTGTGACGCAAGAGATCGCTGATCGTATACTCAAGGGGCCTGAGCCTGTAGCAACACCGCTGCGGTTGCCTGAAGGCATGAAGGGTGTCGATGCTATATTTAGCATTCCGCCACCGAGCATGCAGTTCCATCAGATGTTCGACAAGCAGGACTTGTATCAGAGTGTGGATCGCATCGCACACACGAATGAAGTGGAGCGTGGCGGTGAGTTCAAGACGAATACCACCAATAAGGCAATCGATTACTATAGCACTATGGGCAACATGCGTATGGACCTGCGCCTTGATGCTATTGAAGATGCTATTGGTGACGTAGGTTGGAAGGTTGCACAGTTGTGCTTGCGGTTCATGGATGCGCAGACTGTGCAACAGATCACTGGTCTGGATGTTAGTGCGTTCTGGCGTCCACTCGATAACCTCAAGGACTTCTCACAGTTCGCGATGAACATCGTTGGTGGCAGCACACAGAAGTTGACTACGCAACAGAAGAAGCAAGAGGCTGTGCAAGTTGGTCAAGTGATGGCGCAGTATGTGCGTGCTGCACCTGCAAGTGCGCTCAAGGTCTCACTCAACATGATGAGCCGAGCGTTCGATGACTTCATGATCACACAGGAGGATTGGGAGTCCATCACTCAGGAAGTGAGCATGATGGCACAGTCTCAACAAGGTGGTGCACCTGGGATGGCTCCGCAAGGTGCAGCACAAGGTGGGCCACCACCTGGACAACCGAGTGGTGGTCCACCACCAAATGCGAGTGCTGGTGGTGGTATGCAAGTTGCAGCTACGATTGTGCAAGCGTTGCAACAGTTGCCACCACCAGTGTTGCAAGCAATCGGTCAAGCGTTGGCACAAGGCATCCCGCCGACGCAGATATTCCAACAAATGCTCGCAGCACAGGGTGGCGCGGGCATGCAGCCACAAGGTAATGCAGCATGAGCGGAACAGAAGACAGCATCATCAACAACATCCCTGACTTCAGGGATGACAGCGGAGGCGGAAGTGAGCAAGCGTCAACAGGTGGCGATGGTGGAGAAGCGCAAACGAGTGCGCAACCCACGGGCAGTAGCCAACAAACATCAACAGGACCTACTCAAACAGGCGGCGCAGCAGATGGTGCGGGTGCAACTCAGCAGGGCGTTGTCAGACGCAGACATGATGGACTCGTTGAGGTTCCAAATGCAGACAATCCTGCAACCCGAGACTTAGTTGATCCAATCAGTGGTCGCGTTGTTGCACGTGGTGGCATTGAGCGTAAGATATTCGAGGACGGTCAACGCGCTACACGTGAAGCTGCACAACTGAAGCAGCAGTTGGGTCAAGCTCAGCAAGCGTTGGGTGGCATCAACGAAGTGACACGAGAAGCTGTGCGATTGAATGTCGCACCACAGGATCAGGTCATTGCCATTCGTGTCATGGCTGACTTCATGCGTGATCCTGTCAAGACGTTGCAGACGTTGGTTGAGGAAGTTAAGTCGAAGGGCTACTCCATTCCATTCCTTGAGCAAGGTGTAACGCCAGGAATGGATATGGCTGCTATCCAACGCATGATCGAAGCGAAGATGGCACCGATCA